ACCTAAATTTTCATATCCTGAATAAAGATTTTTAAGTGCTCGATCTAATTTACTGTTTGGTGCAAAAGCCACTAAATCGTTTTCAGGTAAGTCAACATCAATACTTTGAATACCTGTATTGTCAAACCTGTTTGGTGCCACTGTATTACTAAATCTGTCTATTAAACTAAAACGATCAGGTGCCGGTGCTACATTTAAATTTGGAAAATTTCCAAATTTTTTTGGAACAGTGGCTCTAGCAATAATTTCAGGAGAAGTTATTCCCATTCTACTATCTGTAAAACCTTTTAGGTCTCTACCAGTTAAAACGTTTTGTGCTGTGCTTGGTGAAAATGTATCTCCATACATGTCAGTCATACCCATTAAACTATCTAGATTTTTTTGACTAAAAGTTTTACCTAATCTTTGTCTATCCATTATATTATCTATTCTACCTTGAATCTGTCTGTCTCTTCTAGCTTGTTCATATTGTTCTTGTGTTCTTGGAGTTCCATCAGGATTATAACCTCTAAGATCTTGTATTGCTTCAGGCACATTTGAAATAGTTCTACCTATAAAACCTAAAGCAGGATTAATTAAACTAAGTAATCCACTGAAAATATTTCTAGGAGAAAATAAATTTATTTTAGCTGAGTCATCAAATCCAAATGTAGGTCTATCAATTAAGTCTTCTACAGCTTTAATTCTATTCAATCTATCGATTGTTTTAGTTCTAGTTCTATCTACTCCATCCCCACCGCTGGTTAAAGATTTATCTGTTACACCAGTCTTACCTTGAAGACCCATTGCTTTCTCTCTAGGACTTGGTCCTGTATTTAAACTAGTTTTATTACCTTTACCACCGCCTTTATTACCAGAAGGACCGCTTGGATCTCGTCCACCACCATACGCATCATCACCTCTAAAACCTTGTCGTTCGTTACCTTTAGGTTTTGCTAATTGTGGTATGTCGTATTTTATTCTTTTATCTACACTCATTATCTTCTTCCATCTGGTTGTGCATCAAGTCTAAAGGTTCCATATCTCCAAGATTCACCTGTTGATGTGTTAGCTATTTGAATTGCTACCAATCTACCTCTAGCTCTTGTATCTATCTTATCAGTTGTAGAAGTAACTGTAAAGGGTCCAAGTGGAGAACCTACAGGAGCATTATCAGGGTAATCGTTTAAAAATAATGTAACTGTAGAATTACCACGTAGATATTTAAAATCAGGTATAAATCTTCTAACTGACATAAAGAACTCTCCATCTCCTCTGTAATCTACAACCCCTGTTGATTGACCAAGGGCACTTTTTCTAGATGTAATATCCCAATCCCCTGATTTAATAAAAGCATCAATTGAGGTTGTACCGGAACTATTGATTTGATCATCGCCTACCTCATGAGCATAGTAAACAGATGCACCATATTTATTAGTTAAGCCACTAATAGCAGCAAAAATAGGACTAGAAGTAGAATCATAATCAGTTGCATATGGTAAACTATACACCCCTTGATCTTGATAACTTGATCTATCTAAAGATGACGTTGTAAATACGTTATCTGTGTAATTGTATGTTACACATCTATCAATTTGTGTAGATCCGTTTTTTGGATAAAACCAATTAATCTCTGTATATAAAGCATTTGGCCCTGAATAAACAATATCTGAAGCATCATAGTTTATACCTAAATTACTTCCATCCGTGTTAAATACAAAGTCTTCAACTAAACATGGTAATGATTTTACGGTACCATCAAATACAAAAAATCCTCCTTCAGCTGACATCCACCACACAGCTCCGTTTGCGTAAGATACAGCTTTAGAACTAATACATCCACAGTGTGTACCAACCTGTCTCACAGAAAAAGTAAATGGTGGTCCTACAAATTGAACTACGTAGGCTGCCTGATCAGTTAATACAAACACATAATCTTTACCTTGTATAGCTGCAACAATTTTGTTTCCTGTATCTAATCTAAAAGTACCGGCAGTGTTAGTTGAACTTGGAGCGTAAGTATTTAAATCTTCTTGATTGGAGAATCTTACAAACATCGGATCCTGAGTTGTTGAATCTCCAATAGTTGTTTCAGTTCCAAAATGAAATAAGTGTCTATCTCTATCTGACACTAGAGTTATTCGTGTAGCTGTAGGATTGTTTGTAGTGTTAAAATTTGTAGTGGTTGTAGATGCTCGGTTTCCTCTTGGTGAAGTTGCACCTGCATCCCAAGTAAAAGTTTTACCATTAAAAATAGTTGCAACTAATACCTCTCCAAAGTTATCAAGGCTCCAGACGCCTGGATCTAGAATAACGTTACTAATAGTCCTAGCTGTTCCCCATGTGCCTGTATTCCATTGATACGTGCCCCAACCATAACCAGCTGTTTGAAAAGTTGGACCTACTACAACATAAGGTTTAACAGTTGCTGATCCAGTCGCTGACCCCCCAGGGTTTACTGCAACGGTAGGTGCTGTAATTTTAAAAGTATTATTAGTTACGTCTCTAATCTCAAAAGCTCCCTCTGTAAACGTGGAAGAAGATGTAAATCCATTTGGAGTAGCAGACATTGTATTAAATGTAATATATCTTCCATTAGATAAGCCGTGAGCGTTTAAATTAACCGTACATTCAGCAGATCCTTGAACTGTATTGAAAGTACACGGGTTACTAAGCTGTGCGTCTAGTGGAGTAATGTCATAAAAAGCATCTTCATAATATAAAAATAATCCTTGTGAGGTTCCAATAGCTACGTATTTTTCACCCTGAAAACTTGTAAAAGCATGTTGAGCTCGAGCGGCTCCAGGTAATGTTTCTTCAGCTACAGTTAATTGTTCCCAACCACCTATTTTTTCAGGTAATCCATATCTAAATCTAACAAAATCTCCATCTACCCATTGACCTTCAGCCCCTGAATCAGTGGCTTGTTTGTTAAATCCAGGTTTAAAATTAAGTTTCTGTAACATAATCTTATATTATACATGCTTTTTATCATTTTGGTAGCATTAAAAATAGTTCATATTTAGTATATATCTCGCACCTGCGGTAGTATTCTTTATAGTCCTATGTTTAATTTGAGTGTTAAAAATTACAATTCTATTTTCTTTTGATTCTACCACTATTTCTTTATTTTTTATTTTAAGTTGTGTTCCACCATCACAATTTGTTAAATTTAATATAGCTGTAGTAGAATTATAGGGCCAATCTTGATGATACACAGTAGATTTTTTTAAAAAAAATTCAGTTAAAAACATGTGCACGCTAGCGTTTATAATAGATCTAGCTTTTAGTTTATATAATATGGGTATTAAAGTATTTTCATACATTGGAGAATTAATTTTAAATTCATTAAAAATACTATGAGTAAAATATCCCTTATCATTTTTAGAATCACGAGTACATTCTATCCGTCTTCTCCAAGGAAAGTCTTCATATTCAATTTGTTTTTTAAGCCGTAAAAAAAATTCTTTATCTAAAAAATTGTCTATAATTTTGTATTCAAATTTTTCCATTATTTTGGTAATATTATATTCCAATCTAGCTGAGATAGTAGATTTTGTAAATAAACGTCTCTTAGTTCATGTTGTTTTAAATATTGATGTAATTCTTCTGTGTCCACAATGATGTATTGGTCTTTCATATCAAAAACCATCTTATCTGCCTTAGTATTAAAACTACCTATTTTAATATTATTTTTTAAAGGTCTTAAATCAAATTTAAAAGATTGATTATGTAAAACTCCTTCCACATCCCAAAGCTCTTTTTTCTTTTGATTTTGACTAGCTAGCTTTTTATCTTTTAATTTATTGTAAAATTCTTTCATTTAAATTATTTTAAAATTAAGTGCCATTGAGATTTTTTCTTCATTAGATTTATTTTGTCCTACTTCATGCTGTAAAGTAGATTTAAAAATTAAAAGCAACCCTGGTTGTGGATTTATCCAATATGATCTCCAAGTTAATGGATTATTTACTTCTCCAGGTTTTGTAATTCCGTGCGGCTCATGACTATAAAATGTTATATTACCAGAATCTTTAGGTGTTTTTAAATAATAAACTGCGGAAATGTCATTAGGATAATGTCCATGTCTTTCTTGATAATCATGTTTTTTATAAATATTAAACCAGGATGCTACACATTCTGTTTTATTATTCTTATATCCTATTTGAAGTGTGTAGTCTTTTACTTGTTTAAAAATCCATTTATGTAAATTATCGAATTTATTATTCTTGGTTAAATCATAAGTTCCACAAGTGTTAAAAGTTGATACATTCCAATTATTACCCCCTTTTTTAAAACTATTTTTTATTGTCTTACATTCTTTAATTAATTTATTTTCAAATAATTTGTGATCTTTATTTTTATTTAAACCTATGACTACTGGAAAAATAGTATGAAACTCTACCATTGTTTAAACCAATTAGGAAGACCTAAATGTGGACGCTTGTCAAACATATTATTTTTAGCCCCTGGAGTTTTGCAATTATTATAATGCAGAAAAACCTGTACACATTCTTTGCCTTTAAATTTTTGTCTCCAATGTTCTAGATCGCATCCTCTGTAAACTAACATATCCCCCGGTTTTAAATCTATTTTAATTCCTTTTTTACCTTTCTCTCCTGATGGCTCTAGATATATCGGCCAATTATCGCCGCCAAGATTCATAGTAGTAGATATCTCACAACTAAACCTGTCTTTGTGTCTTTTAAGTTCATCACCTTTTTTATAAATTCTTGCATAAGTATATGCAGGGTATAGTTTTAATCCTGTTGCTTTTTCCATCTTTGGCTGACATTTTAACATTAAAGTTTCCATAGCAATGTCTGAATAATGTGAGTAAGTGTTAGGAACTTGAATATCATCATAAGATCCAAGAAATGTTTCAAAAGGAGAAACGTATTTCTTTTTTATGCATGTATCAAAAACTTGTTTTTTCATTGTAAAATAATTTGCAAGAAAGATAGCTAAATCTTTTGAAATTGCTTTTTTTATAATTGTATATTTATTTTTTTTAAAGTTCATCTTTAACCATTGGTTTGGGTACAGCTTGTGCGTTCCAATGTATAAATCTAAAAGGTTCTTTGCCGTGATCTACACTAAACTCGTGTTCTAAAAACCCTGGAAATATAATTAATGTACCCGGTACAGGTTTAAAGTGAACAAGTTCTTCTCCTGTAAGAATAGTAGTTTTATCTAGATTAGGTTTCATTTTTAATTTAGTAGCACGAGCACCTGTTCTAGGTTCATGAAAGATTGGATATGATGTTTTCTCACTAGCTTTTAAAAAATAAAAACCAGATACATGTTGATTCCAATGTATATGTGCTCCATGATGGCCACCACCTTTTCTAGAAAATTCTTGAACCCATAATTCAGTAAACAATAAAGCATATTGTTGCATGTCAAAACCTTGATGATCTAAAAACTCCCATGATTTTTGCCCAATATATTTTTTAAAATCTAAAAAATTATTATCCATTGTTAAAGGTGTTGAATGATATGATTGACCAAAATCACCATATTTTTTTATATAATCTTTATTTTGTTTTTTTGCATCTTTAATATATTTATTAGAAGCTTTATCTAAAGATTTTACAAACTCTGGTTTTTCTTCGACCCATATAGGTGTTTTAAAAAATTCTTGTATTTCCATATTATTTAAATGG